GCTNCAACAACCATACCGTTAGCATCTCCGTCATCACCGACAGCTAGAGTAGCATCAGTAATAGCGGCACCGCCATCTGTAACTGCTGCTGTAACTAACTCATCAACGATAACTGCACATTTACCAACTGTACCGGCTAAACCAGCTCCAGCAACATTGAATGCTAGGGCTTGAGCTCCGGTAGAAGCTGAGAATGCTGAAGCTTCTGCTGAACCTTCGTGGGTGTATCCTAGAGATAATGTCTGGATGTCACCGATTTTTTTAAGTGTAATAGCCATAATGTTTTACCTCCTAGTTATTAAGTTACGTCTTGGATTAATCCGTGTGCACCTGGGTGGTACATTAGGGAAGTTAATGCGCAATCGACATATCCACGCTCACCACCACCTAAGTTAGGTAGACGAGTTGAGCCCATTGGGATTAACTCAGCGATACCGAAGTATTCTGGGTTAATTAAGTAACCTGAACTATCTGAAGTATTGCCGCCAAAGTTAGGTGTGCAATCAGGGTTAGCATTTACAATAGAAACCATTCCGTGATCTGATTGATACATTTCAACAGATAGTTTGATTGTAGAGTTACCACCTTCGTAGTTTACAGAACGAACACCAGTGTTAGCACCAGCAGCTCCAGCAGCGTCTAAACGTGCGAAGTCACTTATAACACGACGTAATCCAGTATCAGCAACAAGTGTCAACGAGTTAGTTGAACCAGTTTCTTTGTAGATACTTGTGATTAAGTCATTAAGTGTACTTTCAGTAAACGCATTAGCGTTAGCTTCTGTAGTAGTGTAGATGCTTGTAGCAGGTGTACGGTAAGCAGCAGGAACGTCTGTTGGTCCAGCTGAATCTAACCAGTCACCTAATCCGCGTAGTCCGTATGCTGTACCAGCACCGTTTTCTACAGCACGATCATTAGATGAACTTAGAGTAGCTTCGATGTCGCGTTTTAGTTCGCGAATTGCTTTAGCTTCTGCTTGTGCAATCTTAGCTGGCCCTACTGAATCAACAGCGTCTTGTAAATCAGACACCATATAATCACGGCGGAATTTTTGTACATAATTGCCTAAGCGTGCACGTCCAGAGAACTTGTCTGTAAACGCGGTTACGTCAGCACCCTCAGTGATCCCAGTTGTTACTGGAGAATCGAGGCCGTCAACAGTCCACTCAACAAATGTAGCGCTTGCTTTATTTTTGTTGGCAGATGAAAGGATTGGTGTTTCTTCAGGAGCAAGAATAGTCAAGACGTCAGTCAAGTCCTCGCGATTAGAAACAGCCGATCCGTTATTTGTAGTATCAAATGTATTTGAAAATGACATTGTATTTTAATATTATCGGGATTGTAATTGAATTTTTCTCATCTCAGCGAAATCACGGGCACTTCCACTTTTTTGGAATCGGCTTTGGAGATCTGATAGAGCTTTTTTTGTCTTACTAGTTGGTTTTTCCGATTTAGCTGATGACGTATTGCCTGTTTTTGTAGGAGTCAACGATGCTGACTTCTTGCTTGTAGTTGTTTTAGGCTTTTCTGTCTTTAATGGTTTACGTCCGTAAATGCTATTTGCTGCGTGAGCAAACATATATTCAAGACGACCAGATATATCAGGTAATTCTTTATCAATAATTTCCTTCATACGATTGTATTTAGGATCACGAAGTGTAGCAAAAAATTGCTGACGAACAGGATTGTCTTCCCCGTTCAACCACTCAAGTTCTTGGCGAGCCTGGGTATCAAAGGTTTTTTGGATTTCCTTCCCTTGTGCTCTTGAATTAATCTTAGTGAGTTGATCAGGTATGTAGTCCTTTTGGGCTTTCCTAGCATTCAACAAAGCTTTACGAATTTCTTTTTTCGTGAGTTCTTTGCCGTCCACTTCTGTAACCACGTCGTCAGCTGAGTAATCATCGCTTTCAAATAAAACTGTTTCTGCCCACTCTATCGTTGAATCAATCTCTTCTGATTTAGTGTGGATTTTATCCGCTGTATCTAAATCGCTGAAAGGATTGTCTTTGATAGTTTTTGTAGGTGCAGTTTGTTTACTTTGTAACATTGACTCCAACTGAGCTACACGTTCCTCGGCAGCTTTCCGAGCAGCGGTCATTTCACCGAATCGTGCAACAGCACGACTGCCCATCTTTTTACCAAGATCCTTTAACTCGTCTTCTGACAAATTATTAATATCCAACTGTGAAAGAACGTTTTCATCGGATTGTGCTTCTTCAACTTCTGCTGATTCTTCACTTTCTTCTGAGCTCTCTGTAGGCTCCTCAACTTCGGCTGTAACAGCTTCTGCTTCGGCTCCTAGTCTCCTTTGAGTAAATTCCTCAAGGGTCGTATTTTGTGTTTCTTCCGCTGTATTTTGTTCTGCTTCAGCGATTGCAGGTGTGTTTTCTTCTGACATAAGATGATTTGACTGTTCCGCTCTTTTACGCTGAGCGATAGCGATGGATGTATTATATCACAGTGGTCGTTAATTAAGAGAATTACTATGTCTCTGTCTTAACACTTCCCAATCTGTCATACGTAAAATTTGATCGTACGTAATAATCCTACCGGCAACTTGTTGTAATTGCTCGTAGTTCGCATTGTGCATTTCTTCTATAGTCTCTTCCCGCAATGCGTGGATAACTTGCACAAACCTAGCAAACGTTTCGTGGTTGCTAAGCATTTTAATGTCCTCATCTAAGTTATTCTTCGGCATCTTCTACCCCTGCTAAATTGAATTGATGATTGCCTACTGAAAATGTATCAACATCCTGCGAGGCATCGTAATCAGCTTCCTTAGTTCTGAACCCGGTAGCTTTTAAAATTTTGGGGTCAATCTTAAAAGCCTCTGCAATTAACTGTGCGCTGTCGTCACTTTGAGCAAAGATGATCATACTTCTGGCTAACTCAAGGTCTTTATCGGTAACTGGTGACTTTTGTTGTACGAACTCTTTCGTATCTTCATCTACAACTGAGTATTGGTTTTTAGCCGATAACAAATCCATAAATGTCGGATTTTCGTTTGTGCTGCCTGGCATAAATGTTGACGGTAAAACTTCTTCATCATCAATCATACGCTTCCTATTAATAATAGAACGAGCAACTGCAAACATTCCTTCTTCTTTTTCGCCACGAGCTTCAAGCGCAACAGCCATAGCTAGATTTTCTAAATCTTCTGCTTGAGCTTTTTTCATAGCTTCTTCTAAATTTTTTCTAGCCACGTATTGCTGTGGGCTCATATTGTCGATTTCTTCTTCCATATTATTCTTGTGGCATTTGTTGTGTAGGCATTTCTCCCATTTGTGCTGGGCTTGTGCCAAGGCGACCGATTTGAGCGTTTTCTTGTTGTTGCATTTGGAACTGGTATTGTCCTTGATACTTCTGTAATCGCTCGGCAAATGTTTGGTCTGATTGCATCCGCTCAGCAATATCAGGCTGAGAAGTATACTGCTCGATAACCTGCATAGCGACATCACCACCTGTTTGGCGGGCTGGCATTTCAATTCCGGCAAATATCTTAGCAAGGTCATCAGTAACATTTTTCATTACGTCTTCCTGTGCGTCTTGTGCTGGTTGTAGTATGCTGTCAGAAAGAACTGGATCAATACTAGATGCGGCTATTTCAAGTAAACTGTCAAGGTTAATACGACCACTTTGGTCAAACTGTGTAAGTGCCTTGAACGCTTCTATCTTTTGTTCCTGAACTTCTGGGTCATTATTTAACACATCGTAGTTAACAATAATATCAAAGTTTTCATTAGGATCACCTTTAGTTATTTGCATTGAGTCAGGCACACCAGTTACTCTAAAGAATAAACTATCGGGGCCAAACCTCTGAAAGCATTTAAATGACATATTCAATACTTGGGCTACGTGCTTCAAGAACTTGTTATTTAAGAACTGTAAGCGAGCTGTGCTCATTTGAGTCCCCTCGTCTAGTCCTACTAACCTGTCAGCAACCTTTTCCATTGTTTGCTCAATCTCTACTGAGCCCGAATTGTACATAGGAGCAGGAGCAAAATCCAAATCACCCTTACGACGATATGGGATCATTCTACCTGGCCCCCAATCAGTCGGAGCTTGTCCGATCGGATGAAGGATTGGAGGGAGCGTTGCTATGCTATTTCTATCAATGCGAGAGTCTCGCTCGACTTTTACTTGGTTTTGTATTCCTCTCAGTAAGTCAGGTATTGTTTGCACGTCATATAAACGCTTACTATCTTCGGATAACTTAGTTACCACAACTGGATAGTCCTCATATCCGTTCATTAGTTCGAACTTTGCATATGCAGGGATGGCTCCGTCACCATCAAAGTTTTTGTGAAAGATTGTTTGGTAAATGCCCTCAGAACCATCTTCTTCGTCAATGAGACGCTGGTATCCGTATACTATTTCAATAAGTTCTTCAGCCTCGTATCCATTGTCGGTTAATCCAATGCTTCGCTGACCTTCTTGTTCTCTTTCTATAGAATAAACTTCTACACCTCTATAGTGATCAATAACGTAATCAACAAAACTTTCATCCCAATCATCTGTGGATACTTTGTTCTTTAGTTCTTGAGGGGTATAGTAAGTTCTCCAAAAACAAAATGGTGCTCGCTGCGGATCAGTTACATATGAAGGAAAAAAGAAATCACCATCAGGTGCTAGTGTCTTTACCTCAGGTGCGTCTATCTGTCTTTTTACTACAGGTAATGTTGCCTCTTTATTGTTTCTTAATTCTTTGAGGGCTTTTTTAATTCGTTTCGGAGATGCTGAAGGAAATACTGTTTCCATATACTCAGTAAGTTCTTCGTCTACTTTACCTGAATTTATTGCTTCACCCAAGGCAGGATCCATAGCCGTGATTTGATTTAAATCAAGTTTCTGTAGAAATGTTCTGTCCTCTCTGTGCCAACCGACGTATGTAATTAACATACCTCTCTCTAATAAATAATTAGCCCCTAGTTCCATCTCTTTTTGGAAACGCGGAATGTATCCGCTGCTTACCATCCATTTTAAGAAACTAGATACAACCTTTGATTTAGCTATATCTTCGGTGCCTACTGGATATGCTCGTATGTTAGCGCGATCCAAGCTGGACATAAATAATGATACTAACCTAGTAACTCTCTCATCAATAGTATGAGCCTCTATATCTGAAGCACCTTCCCAAGGGAATGCGTCAGCGCCGTGCTTCCTGTGGTCACGGCTTTTGCCTGGCCAAAAGTTTCTTCGGTCATCGTAGCTAGTACGGCATAAATCAAAGTATGACTCTAGCTCAGTTACTGTTTGTTCATACGCGTAGCGTAAGGTTTTTACATCAGGTTCGTCTTGAACGAACGTTAACGACTTTGAAATTGAATCACTATCCATTTAATTTGTTTTTTAAATTCTGTATTATAGCCCTTATGAGGTCTTTGGGCATCCCAATTCTATCACACATATCCCTGTGTGACATCTCGATAGTGTGCTCGTGACGAATATACCTACAAAACATTTCCCACGCCGCTAAGCGATCGATCTGTTCATTCCTCCATTTCCTACTGCTTGTAATATCTTTTTTGTTATTGCCGTTTCTTGTGGACATATCTATAGCTTTCCCCCTTGTCGTCAGATATGCACTCAACCGTTATCAATTTGCCTACTAGCCTACCCCAAAATCTCCTTGGAATAAGGACTGGTATGCGTTTGCCGATTTCCGCTGAATATCCCCAATTGTAACATCGGTTCGGACACTCGCGTAATATTTTTACCCGAAGGTGCTTTGGCACAATCTCAGGAATTATAAGTGCTTCTTTGAGTATTTCTACTCCTTCTTCGTTTACCCAAGTTCCTTTTCCCTTACCGGTAATCATTTCCTTGGATAGCTTGTCTTGAGCTATTTGTATTGTCTCTTCAATATTTAATTTAAATTCTTCCGCCAATGTTTTTATTCTAGTCTTAGCCATTAGTAACCTCCATTTGCTTTTGATGTAGCCATCATTTGTCTACTTGTAAAATGATCTGGGCCGAGTCCCCCGTTACTCATTCGTAGGTAACGTATTAAATCAAAGAAATCTTTCAGAGCTTCGTCCATCTTGCCATTAGAATTATAATTAATTAAGCTGTCAATCAAATTCCCACAACTTTCGTCAATAAAACATCTTGGTCTATTTGCCTCGTCGATGTCGTAGTTAGGATTATACGTGAACCACTCGTCAACCGCAGCTATACCTATGTCCTCGGTCTTACCATCACTCGGGAAAAATATCATACCGTGATCCTCAAAGCTAGCAAACAAGTCAGTATTGTTCTCATTCTCCCTAGCAAAGTATCTTGAGTCCCCGATTCTTTCCATAACCTTTAAGCTTAACTCATCCTCTATCTCTTCAAATAGTTCTACGTAGCCTTGAACATCTAAACCTATCTTCTTTGATGCTGGGCCGTATTTCCATTTTGGGTCACCGAACAATGCCCACTCTCCGTAAGTAGCCCTGTCTGGCCATTCAGCTAAGATGTATATATCGTCGTCTTCATTTACCGCTGCCCATATTACTGAATAGTTTCTTGCTCCCGCTGGGTCAACCACTTGATAGACCGTAAAGTCCTCATTGATTTCGGGCATAGTCATACCGTACTTGTTCGGCTTATCACTGAGTACATTAACTTCTGTAGAGAATAATGGTAACAGCGAAGTCATTGACTTTACTGGTATACCATAAGCACGTACCATAATGTCTTCTGTTGAGCGTCCTCGTAAGTCCTTTGCTATACGATCGTACCCACCAAAAGGATTCTCGTCAGAATGCAGATAAACCACTGAAGCATCTCTCTCAGGACTGTACTGAGTAATGGGTACTTGTTTATTGCCTAGAAGCTCTGCTTCTCGTGTTTCTAATGTTTCCGCGCCCTTTAGGTACTCGGATATAAATGGTGTGAACCCATCGATAGGGGTGAACCCAATCAATAGCTTTGAGTTCCTTGTTGCTAATCGAAACCGTAAAGTATTAACAAGTGCACTATCTCCTAGGTACTCGTCGAGCCAAGCCCCTAGATTAAGCCCACTAGGCTTACTGAACCCGAACTCAAATCCCTCTAGGATAGTTTGATTATTGCTGAACTGAGTATATGTTTTAAAATCAACACGCGTCCTTGTGTCCGGAAATATGAAACTACTACCAGTAAAACCATTTTGCATAGAATAATTTATATACCCTTCTATGCTCTTTGTCTTCTTACGAAACTCCTTGGGCATCATTTCCCATACAGCTGCTTGCTGAACCTTAACAGATGTATCTGCGTTTTGGGAAAAACATACGACGTGACCATCAGTGTTCTCAGTTACTGCTTGCATCAGTATCTTAGCACAACCTGTAGTCTTACCTGATCTATTACCCCCCAGGGTTAAGCACTCATTGTATTGGGATAACCCACGCTGTATCCTGTCCCAACCCGGTAAGTTAAACCCGTGCCGTAGCGGATCCTCTTGGGATGCTTGTATCCTACCCTCGTGTGCTCTATGTAAACCCTCTAGTAACTTGGGTTCATTTTGGGCTAGTAGTAATATCTCCTCGTCTGTTGGGCCCACTAGGAGAGGATGCTTAGTGAATGTCAGTTCCATTAGTCTTCGTCCTCGTCGTCGTCGTCTTCTCTTATCTTATCCCAAATAATCTGTATGGGCTCACTAGTCATATCCGCAGCAGTTTCGCGAATTAGCATTCTGCCTACCCTTTGATTTGAATAATCATAGAATAAATCCCCATCATCATCCATTACTATAAACATATAGTTAGAGAAGTGCTCGCCTAAGTTTCCGCGAATCTTATCAAACAAATCGTCGTAATCACTATCAATCGCCATCTATATCTATTACCTCCGCGTCTTTTATCTCCTGTAGCCTAGCTTTCGCGGCTTGGATTGTTTCTTCGTAGTCCTCTTGAGTATACACCTTTCTGTCCTCAGTTATCTGTGTGGCCTCACCCCTAGCTGTTAAAGCCTCCCTGGCTGAGTTAGCCTTAGCTATTGATAGCTCCTTTAGATCGCGAAATGTGGGCTCTAACTGACCAGTCTCCATCCGATCCCTTACTTGCTGTATAAGATCCTCCTCTAGACTACTCATACTTAGATAGTTCTTCGCAGCTATCTTTCCCGATAGCTCGCGGAACTTCCCTATGTAATCCGCATAGTCAGCCAATACACTTACCACTGTATGCCTCTCGTAACCATACTTCCTGACCAATCTAGTCTGGCTCGTGCCATTACTATATAGATATAACAACTTCGCGACCTTTTCCGGATTATGCCTGCTTAGACTACCTCGCTTCATAACCTCCTTAGTATCAGCTACTTCCTTGATTGATTCCGCGATTTCAGCTATTAGTTCTTCTTTTTCTTTCATTTATTTTCAATTATTTCACTTTTTTCTCGACAGTCAATAAAAATCTATGGTATAATTACTTGTCTCCTTAAGGGATCCTAGTCCTTATGATATGTATCATTAAGATTAACGCTCGCCTCAAAGCGAGCATAGCGTTAAGATAACCTAATAACCTTAAGGATACCATAACTTCCCTAGAAAGGGCTATGAGTAAACTATTTTTTTAAAGCCCTGCTTATGATATATATATGTAAGCAGTCGCACTCCCTCCCTCCCCTCCCCGTCTGTCGTGCTTGGTTCGCTTTGCTCCTTATGAAGTGTTTTTTTTATTCCTTTTGATGGAGATATATTAAGGAATCATTTTGGGAATATCCGGGAAATCATTACCAGGAATATAGAAAATATTAGGGCTTAATAAGTGTGGGCTAAGTATGCTTTAGACAGCCCGAAATTAAGGGGGGTTAAAAAAGGTTTAAAAAAGTATTGACAATGTATTAAGGAGCGTTCATTTCTTAAGGTGCATTTAAACAATAACCTATTATATAAACAGAAATATTATGCTAAACTTAG